GTGCTGTGGATGCTCTCGACGCGCATTGGCTCGACAACCATCGTGTCGGCTAACAGTGAGGCGCAGCTCCGCAGTATTACCTGGTCAGAGATCACCAAGTGGCTGGCGATGATGATCAACAGCCATTGGTTTGAGATCAGCGCAACCAAGGTCGCGCCGGCTAAGTGGCTGGCGGAGATCGTCGAGCGGGACTTAAAGAAAGGCACGCGCTTCTGGTCCATCGAGGGGCGTCTATGGTCGGAAGAGAACCCGGACGCTTACGCCGGTCTGCACAACCTGGACGGCGTGTGTTTGATCTTCGATGAGGCGTCAGGTATTCCAGACTCGATCTGGCAGGTGGCCGCTGGTTTCTTCACAGAAAACACGCCGCACAGGTTTTGGTTTGCTTTCTCCAATCCGCGCCGCAATCAAGGCTACTTCTTTGAGTGCTTTAACTCTAAGCGCGACTTCTGGTCGACAGAAAACATCGACGCCCGCGACGTTGAGGACACCGACAAGCAGGTCTACGAGCAGATCATCGCGGAGTACGGCGAAGACTCAATACAGGCCAAGGTCGAGGTGTACGGCGAATTCCCCAGCGCGGGCGACGACCAGTTCATCGGACCCGCGCTGGTCGATCAGGCGTTTGGCCGACCCAAGCACAAAGACGAGACAGCGCCAATTGTGATCGGCATCGACCCAGCCAGGTCGGGCGGTGACTCAACGGTCATCGCGGTGCGCCAAGGGCGTGACATCATCGCAATCAAGCGGTACCGGGGTGATGATACGATGACGACCGTGGGGCACGTCATCGACGCGATCGAGGAATACAAACCGACGCTGACGGTGATTGACGAGGGTGGGTTGGGGTACGGCATACTTGACCGGCTGGTCGAACAGCGGTATAAGGTGCGTGGGGTCAACTTTGGCTGGAAAGCCAAGAACCAAGTGATGTGGGGTAACAAGCGCGCTGAGCTGTGGGGTGCGCTGCGGGACTGGTTAAGAACCGCGTCGATCGCGCCAGACAGGCAACTGAAGGCGGATCTGACCGGGCCTAAGACCAAACCCGACTCAAGCGGTACGATCTTCTTGGAGAGCAAGAAGGATATGAAAGCCAGGGGTCTAGCTTCTCCTGACGCCGCCGATGCGATCGCGGTGACGTTTGCATTTCCAGTCGCCTCCCGCGAGCCCCGCGCAGCCACGCCCCGTCGCCACTACAGCGACCGCACCGCAGGCGCAACCGGCTGGATGGGCGCATGACCAAGAAGTCTGTCAGCCTGTCAGTGGGACGCGGCGAGAAACGCCCCACCAGCCAAGGCGCTGGGCTGACGGCCAAGGGGCGTGAGAAATACAACCGCGCGACCGGCAGCAACCTCAAAGCGCCTGCGCCTAGCCCCAAGACAGAAGCAGACAAGGGGCGCAAGGCGAGCTTTTGTGCACGCATGGGCGGGGTAGCCGCCAAGGCCAAAGATGGCGAACGCGCCAAAGCGGCGCTCAAACGATGGAAGTGCTGATATGAAACCAGGTCTTTACAGTAACATCAACGCCAAACGCGAGCGCATCAAAGCCGGATCGGGCGAAAAGATGCGCAAACCTGGCGCTCCGGGCGCACCCACTGCCAAAGCGTTCAAAGAGAGCGCTAAAACAGCCAAGAAGAAATAGCCATGCCACTCGTCAAGTCGCCCAGCAAAGCCGCCTTTCGCAAGAACGTAGCGGCTGAAGTCAAGGCCGGTAAGCCCGTAAAACAGGCTGTGGCCATTGCGTACTCCACCAAACGGCAAGCCGCCAAGAAGAAATAATGGCCTACGACCCGACAGGCATCATTGGCGCGGCAGAAGTCTCGGATGTAGGCGGCGCGCCGGACAAAGACACTGCGCATAAGCTGTCGCAGATGCGCAGTCGCTTCAAGATGGCGGTGGCCGCGTACAGCGACACGCGAGAAGATCAGTTGGACGACCTGCGGTTTATGGCAGGCTCGTCCGACAACCACTATCAGTGGCCAGCGGATGTGCTGTCAGTACGAGGGTCGGTGCAAGGCCAGACCATTAACGCGCGCCCGTGCCTGACGATCAACAAGCTGCCGCAGCACGTGCGGCAGGTGACGAACGAGCAGCGGCAGAACAGGCCGTCGCCCAACGTCATTCCGGTCGACGACGACGCAGATATCGAAGTCGCGGAAATCTTTGACGGCATGATCCGTCATATCGAATACATTTCAGACGCCGATGTAGCGTACGACACCGCTTGCGACAATCAAGTGACGTACGGCGAAGGCTACATTCGGATTCTGACCGAATATTGCGACGAGACGAGCTTTGATCAGGACATCAAGATCGGTCGAATTCGCAACAGCTTTTCGGTCTACATGGATCCAACAATCCAAGACCCGTGCGGTGCGGATGCCGAGTGGTGCTTTATCACCGAAGACATCCTAAAAGCCGATTACGAGAGGATGTACCCCAACGCCATGCCGGTCAGCTCGATCATGGTGCAAGGCGTGGGCGACCAGGCGCTGTCGCAATGGCTGTCTGAGACGACAGTGCGGATTGCAGAGTATTTCTACTGCGATTACAAGGCAGAAACGCTCAATTTGTACCCTGACGGCACGACGACCTATCAAGGCACGCCACAGGACAAGATGCTGCGTCAAATGGGCCTAAAACCGACCCGTCAGCGCAAATTGCAGGCTAAACGCATCAAATGGTGCAAGACCAACGGCTACGAGATCATCGAAGAACGCGAGTGGGCGGGCGCGTACATCCCCGTCATCCGCGTGATCGGTAACGAGTGGTCGATTGAGGGTCAGCTTGAAATTTCTGGGCTGGTCAGGAACGCCAAAGACGCCCAGCGGATGTACAACTACTGGGTGAGCCAAGAGGCGGAGATGCTGGCGCTGGCCCCAAAAGCACCGTTTATCGGCTACGGCGGTCAGTTTGAGGGTTACGAAGAGAAGTGGAAGACTGCCAACACGCAGAACTACCCCTATCTTGAGGTCAACCCTGATGTGACCGACGGAGCGGGCAATATTCTGCCGTTGCCGCAGCGGGCGCAGCCTCCGATGGCCCAAACTGGCTTGATTCAGGCCAAAATGGGGGCTTCTGAGGACATTAAAGCGGCTACAGGGCAGTACAACGCCAGCCTCGGAATGACGTCAAATGAGCGGTCTGGAAGGGCTATTTTGGCCCGTCAGCGCGAGGGCGACGTCGGTACGTACCACTACGTCGACAATCTGGCGCGGGCGATCCGTCACGTTGGGCGGCAACTGGTCGATCTGATCCCCAAAATCTATGACACGCAGCGTATCGCGCGGGTGATCGGGGTGGATGGCGAGTCGAAGATGGTGCGGCTCGACCCGAACCAGCCGGAACCCGTGCGAAAGATGGTGAACGAGCAAGGCGTGGTGGTTGCAAAGATCTACAACCCTGGCGTTGGCAAGTACGACGTCAAGGTCACCACCGGCCCGAGCTACCTGACCAAGCGTCAGGAGTCGATGGACGCAATGAGCCAGATTCTGCAAGGCAATCCAAACCTGTGGGCGGCGGCTGGCGATCTGTTTGTCAAAAACATGGATTGGCCAGGCGCACAAGAGATGGCGCAGCGCCTGAAGAAGATGATCGACCCCAAGCTGCTGCAAGAAGACGACGATCCTGCGCTGCAAGCGGCCAATCAGCAGATCCAAGCAATGCAGCAGCAGATGGAGCAGATGTACAACATGCTCCAAAACGTCGGCAAGTCGATGGAAGCGCAGAAATTGCGCATTGACGAGTACAATGCGGAAACCAAGCGTATTCAAGCCGTGCAAGCGGGCATGACGCCTGACCAAGTTCAAGATGTTGTCATGCAGACGCTGAAAGATGTCATGACGGCTGGCGACATGGTGGTTGCTCAACAAATGGGTATGACACAATGAGCTGCGCAGACTTTATCGGCACCTTGTTCCTAGCGCGAGACGTGACGCATAGCGTACATTTGAATACAAGGTCGTACGCCAAACACAAAGCGCTGCGCCATTTCTACAACAACATCGTAGAACTTGCCGACAAGTTTGCCGAAGCGTACCAAGGCCGGCACGGGCTGATCGGGCCAATCACGCTGATGTCGGCTAAGAAGACAACCGACGTCATTGAGTTTCTCAAAGACTCGCTTGCAGACATCGAAGAGATGCGGTACAAGGTGTGTGAGAAGGACGACACGCCGCTCCAAAACATCATTGACGAGATCGTCGGGCAGTATCTATCGACGCTCTATAAACTGAAATTCCTTGCGTAAGGGCGCGTTATGGAACTGCTAAATCCTCTTGCTGATGCCAATTATCCCGCCTATACGGCGTCTTACACGGGCACAGCGGGGTCGACGACCGCTTGGCCAGCAGGACCGCAAGGCGTGGTGATCTGGTCAACGACTGCCGCCTACGTCGTAATAGGCGAGGGTGTGACTGCGACTACCAGTTCGACGCCAATCCCTGCCAATACGCCAATTCCGTTTATCGTGCCGCAAGGTACGGGCGCTCCGTGGCGGGTTAGCGCAATCCAAATTGGCAGCGCTGGCACCCTCTACGCTAAACCCATCAACATCCGATGAGCTTTGGCATACCCGTCCGAAATGGCCTGAGCCTAGGGCTCGGGACCGTCGCTACGTTGGCGACGGACTTTGCGTCGCCCAACCCAGGCCCGCCGTGGACGGTGCTGACCAGTGATGGCACGGCGTATGTAGTGGATGAAGTTGTGCTGGCAAGCAATGGCACAGCTTACTATGTCGTCGAAACTGTGCTGTCCAGTAACGGTACAGCGTACAACCCGATTTAGGAGTTAAGCCGTGGCCGCATACGAGGTTCTTCTTCTCAATACAGCAATCCCCCAGATCCAAGCCGCACAGACGGGCGACACCTACGTTGTGCCTCGGGCTATTGCGTTTAACTCCGGAGTCAATGTCGTTAACAACGACGTAACGATATACGGACTCACCGTAGGCCGTGGTGCGGGTGCTGTGGCTACCAACACTGCGGTGGGTGCGAGTGCTTTGGCGGCGAATACGAGTGGGTCATTTAATGTGGCAGTTGGTGCCGACGCCGCCAAAAATGCTACGTCACTTTCAAATGCCGCCGTAGTTGGTATGAACGCCGTTGGTAGCGGAGTTGCCACAGGCACCTATATTACCGCTGTTGGCACCAGCGCCATGCAGAATTTGACTTCTGGCAGTTACTCCGTCGGCGTTGGCACGCTTGCTCTGCGGTCGAATACATCTGGCTCTTACAACACTGCGGTTGGCGCTGAAGCCCTCCAAGCTAACCTCTCCGCTTCGAACAACACTGCTGTTGGTTATCAGGCGGGGTATACAAACCAGACAGGGGCTTCTAACTCGCTTTTTGGTCAAAACGCAGGCTATACAAATCAAACCGGAAGTTCCAACACAATCATCGGAAGGGATGCCGGGTCTTCACTGACTACCTCAAGCAATACCCTGATTGGTGCTGGTGCTGGGTCAGATATATCCTCAGGTTCTAAAAACACCATCCTTGGTCGCTACAACGGCAACCAAGGTGGCCTCGACATCCGCACTGCCACTGGCTACGTGGTGCTGTCGGATGGGGATGGGAATCCAAGGGAGTACATCAGCAACCTTGGCACGGCAGTCTTTACGGTTGATCGTACATCTAGCACAAACGCAACTTCTATTTTGCTGCGTGACAATGTAACTGGCTCTCAAACAAACGGTGTTTATAAATCAATCCGTTCCGAAAGCAACGCTGGCTCCTCTGTTTCTGAGATTCGTTTTATTGAAACTGACGGAAGTAACAACAACACTGCAATTGCTTTTGCGACAGCAGATACTGCGGGGGGCCTAAGTGAGAAGGTCCGCGTTCTCAACACCGGCGCAATTTTGGCATTTTCGGGAGCAACCACCAATGCAACTGGAACAGGTGTTGGCTTCCCATCTACTCAATCCGCATCGACTGACCCCAATGTGCTGGATGACTATGAGGAGGGGACTTGGACGCCTTCATTGGTTGGTGCATCAACTGCCGGTACTTTTACTTACTCTGCGCGGGACGCAAAGTACACCAAGATCGGAAACATGGTCACACTTTTTTGTGCGATCACTGTCGACACCGTATCTGGCTCTCCCACAGGCAGTTTGCAAATTACTGGGTTGCCGTTTGCAGTTGCCGCAGGAACGAGCGCCTCAGGTGCTGGTCAGTTTAGTTTGCTTGGTCAAGCAAGCATACAAGGCGCAGGTTTTTCTACGCGAGGATCAACCAGTGTTTTGTATATTCAGTATGTAGACGGGTCAAATGTTTCCCAAGTGATTCAAGCAACTGCTGTAGTTTCTGGGTCAATTATTGACTTCACCATCTCCTATCCTGCGGCCTAAACAAAAGGAATCACCATGTCCACATTCACCGAAGTCACCTACATCTCTCAATTTGACATCCAGCCCAATGGATGCATTGGCGTTCGCAAGACCACCGATGTTGCCAAGGACGGCGTTGTCATTTCGTCAACCTACTGGCGCACAACCCTTGTGCCCAACGACCCACAGGCATCCACAGTGCTGGACGAGGCGTACTACGCCAACATCGCCACATACGCTTGGAGCCAGCCATCGCCCCAGCCTTACGCTCCACCAAGCCCAAATGAAGGAGCTTAAGCATGACCACCTTCACCACCACCATTGACCGCATGCACACCTTGCAAACTCCTGATCCAGATTACGTGGTCAACGTGTTGTGGACAGTCACCGGGGTGGACGGCTCACACACCGCCTCCATCGGCGGCAACACGCAGTTCAGTTCTGTCGACCAAGAGGGCGCGTTCACCCCGTACACCCAACTGACTCAGGAACAGGTCATTGGCTGGATTCCCGCCAACCAGATCGAGAACGCACAAGCCTGTGTGCAGGGCCAGATCAATTCCATGATCACGCCGCCCGTCAGCCCACAGAACACACCCCTTCCTTGGGCTGCCTGAGATGCAAGAGTTCACCATCAAGATCACGGTAGAGGAAGCGAACATCATTGCGATGGGGCTGGGCAAACTGCCGTTGGAGATGTCGGTCGCGCTGTGGCAAAAGCTGCGTGAGCAGGTTCAGCAACAAAGTAACTTGACACCTCCTGAAACTACTGTATAAATAACCGTACTGGTGCGGTCCACCAGGCACTCGTCAGAGTAATCATGGAAAACACTGAAGTAGTAGCGGAACCAACCGCGCCGGAACAGGTAGCGACGCCCGCGCCTGAACCTGTAGCAGTATCGGCGGAAGAGCAACAAACTACAATCAAGACGTTCACTCAAGAAGAAGTGGACTCGATGATTGGCAAGCGTCTCGCAAGAGAGCGTAGGTCTTGGGAACGTGAGCGTCCGAAGGCGCCAGCAGCGCCCGCAGAACCTGTGTCGCAGGATAAGTTTGAGTCGGTCGAAGCGTATGCCGAAGCACTGGCCACGCAGAAAGCCGAACAGCTTCTCCAGCAACGGGAACTGGAGCGTCAGCAAGCAGCAGTGGTTGAGTCGTACCACGAGAAAGAAGAACAGGCACGGGATAAGTATGACGACTTCGAGCAAGTCGCCTACAACCCAAGCCTGAAAATCTCGACCGT